GAGTGGTCAGCAAACGGCACAGGTCCTAACATGGGCTTGGAGAAGTTGTGGAAGGCAATCGAGGCTGGTCAGGCTGCCAACTCGAATAAGTTACCCGTCATTGAGTACAAGGGAAGCACGCTAGAGAAGATCGGCAAAGGCACTACACGCATCCCTAATTTTGATGTGGTGTCTTGGATCGAGAGACCTGCTGGCATGGACGCTGTGGACGATGGCACTCAATCATTTGATAGTGACGGCAAGATCACGATGGGAGCACCAGCTCCAGTAGCACAACCAAAAGCAGCGCCTAAGACTGCTATGGCAAGTGCGATTGACGACGACGAGATGTTTTAACTCTTAGGAGAGACGGGGCTGGCTGAAAGGTCAGTCCCGTTTTTTTTCCTCTATGGAAAACACACAAGAATTTTGGATGCTGCTTCTTATTGCGTTGGCTCAAAGGGTCTACGAGTTGGAGCAGAGATTAGAACTATTAGAAGGAAAAGAATGCAAGCCGAACAAATAGCGCAAGCGCTTGGCAACGCAAAGAAGGTGAACGGGCAATGGATGGCGAGCTGTCCTGTAAGCAGTCACGGGCAGGGTAACGGGGACAGGAATCCAAGTCTTTGCGTGTCAGAGACAGACGAAGGCAAGCCACTCTTCAAATGCTTTAGTGGGTGCTCTCAGGAGTCTGTCTTCAATGCGGTGAAGGACTTTGGTCTGCTTAAAGACCTCCCCAATCCCACAGACTTCCTCACACAGATCAAGCCGTTACCGAAACAGCAAGAATTTGTGCTCGAACAGGAGTGGCACTACACCGACGAGGATGGCGTAGTCCAGCACATTAAACAACGCTACAAGACCTTTGACGCAAAGGGAAAGACATACAAGCAGTACAGGGTGGACGAGAACGGCAGACGGCACGCATCAATGACGGGTGCGAACATCGTCCCTTACAACTTGCCAGAGGTGGACTTTGCAAGAAAGACTGGCAGAACAGTCTTCTTGTGCGAAGGCGAGAAGGCAGCCGACGCTCTCAAGTCTTTAGGTGTGGTGGCAACCTGTACGCACAACGGTGCAAGCAGTTTCCCAGAAGATGTTGTCAAGCACCTAGTCGGACTCACCATTGCGATAGTCCCTGACAACGACACCGTGGGCTGGGAGTACGCAAGAAAAGCAGTTGCAGCTCTTAAGTCGGTTACAAAAAGTATCCGAGTGGTAGACCTTGGGTTAGAGGAGATCAAGGAAGACGCATACGAGTTTGTTTACAAGTATGGCGGGGACAAGGATCGGCTGGTTGACCTGACAAAAGCCACGCAAGCAGTCGTAAGTGAGATGGATGTAACGACTCCTGCAAGGTTAAATAATTCTGCTGAGACGCAAGAAACTCAAGAGTTGGAGCTGCCACAAGCACCACTACAACGCGAAGGATTCAAGCTCGAAGCATGGGACGACATAGAAGACGAACCTGTCGAGTGGCTGGTGCAAGGCGTTATTCCGCAGAGATCATTCGTCGCTTTATACGCACCTCCAGCAAGTTTCAAGTCCTTTGTTGCTCTCGACATTGCGGAGTGCATCGCCACAGGCAGACCATTCCTCGGCAACCAGATCAGCAAACAAGGTGCAGTCCTGTACATCGCGGGGGAAGGGCATGGCGGTATCGGCACAAGGATTAAAGCCTTAAAGATTCACCACGGCACGCCAGAAGGAACACCTGTTTACTTCCTGAGAAGGCAAGTAAACCTCAGAAGCAGTCAGACAGACCTCAAGGACTTGGTGCAAGCCATTGACGACTTGAAGGCTATCCATGAGATTCACTTCGAGATGATCATCATCGACACCTTGGCGAGAGCATTTGGCGGTGGCAACGAGAACGCAAGTGAGGATATGGGTGCATTCATTACGGCTGCTGGCGCAATACAAGGCAAGTATGAGTGCTCTCTGCTGGTGGTGCATCACGCTGGTAAGGACGCAACCAAAGGCTTGAGGGGTCACAGCTCACTACTCGGAGCAGTAGACACCGAGCTGGAGATTATCAGGATCGAAGGCGCTCAACCGCCAAAGGGAATACTTCATATCAGCAAGCAAAAGGACGGGGAAGACGGGCAGAGGATAGGTTTCAGAATGGTCGAGGTCACGACTGGATCATCTGGAGTCATCGACTTTGAAGGTGCATCCAGTCTGGCGGTGGAGATGGACGGGGAGATAGACACAACCGTCAAAAAGAAAGCTGAAAGGACTACGCCAAATAGAACCCTTAGCGGTCCAAACCAGATACTTGCATTGAACTGTTTGCACGACGCAATTAAGAAGTATGGCGAGATGCAGGTGGTCGATGGAATGCGCAATAAGTGCATAACGATCGAGCAATGGCAGTCCGAATTTAAGAAAAGAAAGGGTAACGCAATACAAGATGACTCCTTCCAGAAGGCTTGGGACAGGATCACAGACAAGTTGCAGGTATACGAGAAAGTAATAATAAATGGTTCAATGTGCTGGGCGGTGTTTGGTGAGGAAAGTGACCGCAAAGAACAAAAAGCTAATGTTATTTCGTTCAATAAATGATGTCGGACAAATGGGGACAAATGGGGACAAATGGTGGACAAGTGTCTTGCCATTTGTCCGAGGATTTCGGACAGACAAATGGTGTGTGTGTATGTAATACACACCATCTGTCCGTTGTCCGAGTGGTTTCGATGTGTCTTTTTTAATTTTTGTGTTGGAAGGTTTTTAAGATGTCTAAAAATAGTTTGAAGAAAGTCATTGGTGGTCTAAAACAGCCAGATTTCCCTATGAATACTTTTGAAGTATTTATGAATTCGAGGTTAGTTGAGCTGTCTGTGGTGAAGAGAGACCACGAAAAGCGTTGGGGCATCAATCGCTTAATTGAGTTGGTGGACTCAGAGTTTCGGATCAAGGTGTGGCGACAGGCTGAACGAGTGTTCGAGGCTTCGGTGTCCAGAGATGAGGTGAAGTTGGATAGAGCTGTCGGTGGAATGATCAAGGCTTATGCAGCGTTGGAGACTTGGGCGGTAGAGAACGGTGTGCCTGAGATGCCAGAGATCACGGCAGTCGAGCATGAGATGCAAGACGGGTCGGTGATGGTGGTCGTTGGTACACATCACGACGCGACGCTGTATCAGCAGTTCAGACCCGATGTTGCCAATCGTCACATCTGGACGATGGAGGAACTGGAGTTGATCATGGAGTCGCCAGTCATCAAGGACACGATGAAAATCAAGGCGTTGATGCCTTGTGCGGCAATGGTCAGGCTGGACAAGGATGCGAAGGAGTTTCCACTTGGTGGTGCGACAGGCTTTGATGATGTCAAGTCTGACGAGTTGGAGGCTTCGTCGTTGCCAAAGGTGTTCGATACCAGCAAGATGGGCAAAAATAGGGTTAACAGGGCTTTGGAGGAGATTTAGATGCGAGTTGATACTTTGTGGTGGGTAAGTGGGTTTAATCGCTTGGAGGGCTTTTAAATGGCTGGGAATAAAAAGAAGGTTCACGACATTGCGTTGCTGAACACGCTGCCGATTGAACAGATCACGAATATGTTTGAGGCGGGAATGAGCGAGACGCGGATATGTGTGGCGCTCGGTGTTAGCAAGAAGGCGCTTACCGAATGGATGGACTCACCAGCGCAAGAAGGCTTCCTTTCTCGCGTGCGTGCGCGAGCAGCGGATCATATCGTAGGGCAAATGATCGAAATTGCCGATGAAACGGACATCGAGGAGGTCAACAAGGCGCGTCTGCGCGTCCAGACGAGGCAATGGGTGGCAGAGCGCTGGAATCCTGCTGCATACGCGCAGAACAAGATGCCAAGCGTGCAAGTGAACCTGTCTGGCATGAGGCTGGACGCATTGCGACGCATTGAGGTGGTCGAGGACATATCCACAGAAAACAGCGCGAAGTTATCCTAGTTATCCACAGTTGCGTGGAAACTGGCAGAGTTATCCACATTTATGCTTACAAACCTGTGGATAACAGCAAAATAACTTTACATAATGAACATAGTGTAAAGCAGACATATGCGACGATATGCGAATGTCTAGGTTTCATGCGCTCTGCTAGGAGAGTGGTCACTCACTAACCGATTCTGCCTGACTGATTCGGGTTTACCCCCCCCTTCGA